GGCGCGTGGAAAACATTGGCCTTCGAATCAAAGATCGAAAACAATTGGAACTTCATCAGTTGGCATCCCTTCTTCTGAGAAAAGTTTTAGCTGCGGCAACCGCTTCACGAGAACGAAGCCGTTCCGGCGACCGGTCGAATCCACGCAGGGAAGCACGCTCAACCCGCTCTTCGAGCACGCTTGCTGCAAGTACCGGCTGATCGGCCTTAAGCCGCTTAAGATAGTACCTTGGCACTGGATGTTTCCTTCCTGAAACCACCACAAAATCGTCGGGGAATACCTCCTTTCCATAGTCAGACCACCACTTTGCCGCGATGCCTGGGCGACGACTCATGCGAATGAATTCCGGCACACGGTGCATCAAGATCTCGCCGGTGTCCGGATCGATCACAGCGTAGTGAGCGGATGCAGCCTCGCCATTCACCTTCTTCATCACGTAGCCCGCAACATAGTTTGCAGTTTCGTACGAAAAGTCGCCCACCGTGGCCATACCAGCAGGCCACAGGCCACTTAACTGCTCGCTGACGTACAGCGTGTTGCTCCCCTGGCCCTTGTAGTACCTGCGGTCGGGAAAATGCCAGCCGAATATCAAAGCGTGATAGTGCGGCCTCGCGGACAACTCGCCATATTCGCCACAAGCGAAATATCGTACTGGACACGATAACGCCTTCCTCAGTCGTTTGAAAAATTTCCAGAGATCGTGCGGTCGAAGAGAACCGCCTGGTGGCTCATTCTGCTGGTCATAGGTCAAAGTGATGAACGACAACCGATCGTGATACTGCGCCTCATGCATACAGCGCGCCGCCCACGCGCGGCGACGATCGATACGACAGCCGATGCACTGACCGCATGCAACTTGCTGCCGTAGATCGACGAACCCTTTACGGGATACCTCCAGCGGGTGAAAGCACGCCACGCATCACAGCCTGATCCCGCCCCTCATCGGGCTGGTGTTCAGGTTGAACTTGTGCGTTTTCGACGCGTGTTTCGAGAAATTCCGACGGCTTGCGCCGCGGCCCATCTTGAACCTTTTCATAGGAAACCCCCGTTAAAATGATGATTGATAAGACCAAAATCACGTCATACAGCAGTTGCAGCATAGCACGCTCCAGAAATTGGTGTCCAGTTGGCCAATACATATCAAGAATATATGTATTGGCCCACGCCGACGGCGTACCTGGGGGGCTACGCCCCCTCGCCCCCCGAACTCTGGGGGCTTGCCGCCCCCTCGCCCCCGCCGACCCCGCCAGGACTGGCGGGAGCGGGGGTAGAAGCGCCGCCAGCCGGAGGCTGGCTACCTACCCCCTCGAAATCGCGACGCAACGTCGCTAGACCCATCTCCGCAAGCCCTGGGCCGTTTGCCGGATCCTCGGCAAACTCCAGGAACTCTGCGGGCGAATGGTGAAACCGTTCACGAACGGAAGCCGGCAGATCCGCGAACAGAGACTTCGCGCCGGCAACCAGGAACTGAGCTTCCTGGAAGTCGACCGCAGAGCAGTCGACAAACTGTGCCGCCGCCTGATTCAAATGCGCCGGCAAGATACCCTGGTTCAGATACCGACCCATGATGCGGTTGATGTCGCACTCGTCCTTGAAAGACTGCTTGGTGCGACCTTCACCAGAAAACTCCAACGCCACGCGCAAGCGCGGCGAAAACCGGTGCCTGAAAGACACCTCGCCCTTAGCCATAATCGTAACTCCAGAGAAAAAAAAAATGTACCAGCAAAAGCGCGATTAACGGGCACCTACCCGCCGCTGGCGCGTAGAACCAACGGCCCTGTCGGGCCGGAAAAGCCTGTCTACAGGGAGAGTGGTTATTCACCCCTCCCGTATTCAGGCGACCACCTTGGCTGACGACCCAAGGTGCCAAGACGTCGCCCTGCCCGCCGCGCCTGTTCACGCGCAGACGGCATGGACGACGCAGACTCCGGATGCGCACGGATGCGCGCAGCGCGCTCGACCGCCTGAGCGGACGACGAGCGCAAATTCTTAACGCGATCCTCCACAGCACGAACCGCACCGGACAAAGCCTCGGCCGGCCGGCCGAGAACATCCGAACTCCGAACCACCGACGCAGCCGCGTCTACCGGATCGGGAGACTTAACAACATCCTCCACGGCCTGGACAGCCGCGGAAACCGCCGAGCTCACCACAGAGGACAACTCCTGCACAGCACCAAGACCCTCATCTGCCATGCCAGCGCCGCGCTCCAACGGCTTACGGATCTGACGATCCTGGCGCAGATTCAGGATCTCCTCGTCACGCTTCGCGATCTCGGACTGCAACCGCTTCAACTCGACAGACGTCGAAACGCTCGGCCCGAGAATATCCATCGGCTCATAACGCGAGCCAGGAGGAGTCGAACTCCCCTGGAAACCCTTCGTTGCAGACAAAATCGGATTCAAACCCGCCGCACGAAGATCCGCGACCTCGCGCTGGTGCGCGGTGTTACTCATCCTCTCCTGAAAAGCCATTTGCTCATGCGCCGATCCTCGTGCCGCATCATTGCGCATTGAGCCGCCGAGAATGTTGGCGCCGATTGACACCAGGTCGGAAAAACCCATATCGAAAAAACCCATCGCAACCTCCGGAAAAAAAACCGGCCCCGAAGGGCCGGAAGCCAACTGATCAGAAATGGTCGATCAAGCCAGGCACACCGTACACCGGCATCGGACGCGCACACTTCATCTGGAAGTACGAATCGAAGAGGAAATGCGGCTCATCGGTAACAGCAATCACCCGATCGACCGGCGGATTCTCCACGATGAACGCTTCATCAAGCACCGGAGCAGTCGCGAACTCCTGCGACAAATGCCACGCGTCCAAACTCTGCGGATTCACCGACCGGAACTTACCCGTGATCTGCGACGGCTTGTAACGATACTCCGCGAAGCGCTCCTGGTAGCCGAACACCAGGTCATCCTCCGCAGGAACGCCGTTGGCGAAGATTTCCTTGCGCAACACGGCCTGTTCCCCGATGTGATTGAGGGCAGGAATCGCAAAGTCAAAACGCGTCTTACGCGACCACATGCGATTCAATCCCTGCTGGTACGTCAGATCCGCACGAACCGAAACGTAGCCGATGACAATGCAATGCTCAGTGAACGAATGCGTGAAACCATGACCACGCAAAACCGCAGTCCCGATCGCCGCCAGGTTGCCCTGCGGCGTCGCCGTGTAACCGCCCGTGCCGGGCGAACCCGACGTCTGCGGAACCGGGCTGATGTTCACAGGCGAAGAACCACCACCCAGGAATTCAGGACGCTGCAAACGGAAATCAGGAGACGTGACTTTCCAGTGACTCTTGAGCAGTTCGACATAGCGCGTACCGCCCCTCGCATCACGTTCGTAGATCTTCTGAATTTGAAATGCCTGGCGAAGCGAATTGATCGTCGCCGCGGTCGCTTGCGACAGATCCGCAACCATGCCGGACTTGCCGACCTCCTGAGTGATACCGAACCGCGTCGAAGCAGCAGGGCCACCGACATTACTCGACGCAGAACCGAGGCCCTGGCCGTAGTCCGACGTGTACGGAAACATCGCCGACGGGCCAGTATTCGTTGCCAGACCGTACTTCGTGCCGGAACCGTTTTCAAAACCGACCGCGATACCGGTACCAATGACCGGCGCACTACCGCCGAGAGGAATGGTGACGCCTGGCCCTTTCTGCGGCCAGGGCAGACACGACGTGAAGTAATCGTGGCGCTTGCCACGACGCATCAGACGATAGTCGCCCGCGGTATAGATCGCATCATCACCGCCGTCCTCGAGATTGACCGGCAACGAGTCCTGGATGTTCTGGTCGCGAAACCAGGCGTTCCAAATTTGCACATGCCCGCGATGCCACAACGCCGAGTGCTTGATGCCAGCAACACCAACCGGCAACCCGAAATAGTCCTCCAGGCTCTCCGGCTGATAGCCGCCCGCCGGCGCGGTCATCTGCGGAATGGTGAAGTCAGTCGAATCGCCTGGATTGTCCTGAGCGCCGTTGAACCGCTCCCAGTTCTTCCACAGCAAACGAACAGGCACCGCGAAAAAATGCGTGTCCATCTTCATATTATCCATGATGGGAAAGATGGGCGTAGCGAGCCGCGCAAAGCCAGTCATCGACACGCTGAACGTGTCACCAGGCAACGCCTCGTCAACGAAGATCGGAACCAGATAACCGGCGTCAAACGTGGTCTTATGACCGTGCGAACGATCGAACGTCGAACGCTCAATGTCAGCTTGCGGAACGCGACTGAACTGGTGTTGCATAACAGAAGGATTGCGATGCATGTTTAGAGACTCCTGGCAGGGCCATTCGACTGGCCCAAGTTAACGAACTCCTCCAGAGCTTGCACCGTTCCGTTGCCGTCATCGAAATCACCGACGTGGAACAGCGAAAAGTCCGAAGGAAACTTGTAGAGCAGAGAATTCAAATCACTGGCCGACGCCTCGAACTGCCGCATAGCGACATCCGCATTCACGGCAGCAAAAGGCGCGTGGAAAACATTGGCCTTCGAATCAAAGATCGAAAACAATTGGAACTTCATCAGTTGGCATCCCTTCTTCTGAGAAAAGTTTTAGCTGCGGCAACCGCTTCACGAGAACGAAGCCG